ATTGATGCTCTTTATCGATCATATCTTTTGATTCATCAAAGATAATTCTTTTAGGATCTGAAGAATATCTTGATGCTATATTTCTAAGTGCTCTTCGGTAGAAAAATCCACTTTGACCAGACTCAAATTTTAGTTCCTCTTGGACTTCTTCGAATAGAGTTTTCATTACTTGATTCCCAGTTCTTCTTCAGTAATGATCTTAAATTCTATCATCCTATCTTCACAATATTCCCTGGCATACTTCCACTTTGCTTGATTTACTGCGTATGTTTTACATTCGTGAATGTATGACTTTGTTGTTCTAGATTTTTTCACTGGAGGTTTAGTTTGTCTTTTTGGTTTAACTTCTACAACATATGTTTTGGTTTCTCCAGATTTTTCCCTCACCTTTATGATAAAGTCTGGGAAATATCTGTGAACTCTATTATCAACTGGGGAAACATATGGAATCCAAAATTCCTCACTACCCCATTCCAAAATATTCTCATTTAGATCACAATAACTGCAGAATTTTCTTTCCCAACTACTTCTACAAATTATGTTATTTGGGTCACCTTTATATTTGTTTGGATAAGATGGTTTGTATTTGCTCTTGATACTTTCTGCCATTATCCTTGCTACATAATATATAAAGTTAAAAATATTTATAAATGCCTGCGCCAGCACCTAAGCAATATAGAATGTCAGAGTTGAAGCAAAAATTACTTCGACCAGCACAAACTTCTGTATATATGGTAGATATTACCACTGGTGGAGGATTTCAAAAGTTTGTTGGACAACGTGGATTAAATCTTGCCACCGATGGTGAACTAATTAATATTTCTTGCTGTGAAGCATCTTTGCCAGGATCAAGTTTAGCGACGCACGAAGTCACTAATGATTATCACGGTGTGACTGAAAAGATGGCATATCGTAGAATTTATGATGATAGTATTGATTTAACATTTTATGTGGATCACCAATATAAAGTAATAGAATACTTAAATTCTTGGATGAATTATATTGTTGGTGAGGGAACTACTTTTGATACAGAAAAATATAAAGATCCAACCACATTTTATAGAATGAATTGGCCAAGTGGACCAAATGGGTATAGAAATGATATTTACTTAACAAAATTTGAAAAAGATTATGGAACAAAGGGTGGTATGAACGCAACTTTAAAATATCAATTTATTGCTGCGTTTCCAACAAACTTAGTTTCTATACCAGTTTCATACGAATCAAGTGATCTTCTTAAAGTCACTGTATCATTTAATTATCTGAGGTACGTTAGAACTAGAGTGTTTAGTGCTACAAATATGGGATCAGTTCCACAAACGCCTTCAGATCAAGCAGTATTTAATCAAATCTATAATAATGGTACTAATGCCTTTAATGAGAATGTTGATTATGCTGGAGCGACAGTTGTAGATCCAGCACAGTTGTTTAATAATGCGGCACCTGTTTCGGGTGGAGGAATTACTCAGTCTGATATTGACAATGCATTAAATCAGGAGTTAGCACTTCAGGCATCTGGCCAAGCACCAACTGGGGTTACACTCTTCTAATATCACAATAAATAAAGTATCTGAATTGTATAGGAGATTATGCCTTTACCAAAGATTTCTACACCAACATATGAGTTGGAATTGCCGTCAACTGGTGAAACGATTAAATATAGACCATTTCTAGTAAAAGAAGAAAAACTTCTTGTTCTCGCTTTGGAAAGTGAGGATATGAAGCAAATCACAACTGCTATTAAGACTGTAATTAAAAATTGTATTCAGTCAAAAAATATCAAAGTAGAATCATTACCAACTTTTGATATTGAGTACTTATTCCTTAACATCAGAGGAAAATCTGTTGGGGAAGAAATTGAAGTTAATTTAATTGCTCCGGACGATGGGGAAACACCTGTTCCCGTCAATATTCTGATTGATGATATTAAAGTCAAGAAGAGTGAAGAGCATACTAACAAAATTAAAGTAGATGCTAATTTGATGATGGAAATGAAGTATCCATCACTAGATCAATTTATTAAGTCTAACTTTGATTTTAGTTCAACTAATACTGTTGACCAATCATTTGATCTAATCGCATCGTGTATTGATAAGATCTATAATGATGAGGAAGTTTGGGATACCACAGATGTCACTAAAAAAGAACTGAATGAATTTTTGGATCAAATGAATTCTCAGCAATTCAAACAAATTGAAAAGTTCTTTGAAACGATGCCAAAACTTTCTCACGAAGTTAAAATTACAAATCCGAAAACTGAAGTTGAAAGTACAGTAGTCTTAGAGGGTCTTTCCAGTTTTTTCGGATAGGTCTGGTCCATATGGATCTTGAAAACTACTATAAACTTAATTTTGCCTTGATGCAGTATCATAAATATTCATTAACAGAGATTGAAAATATGATTCCTTGGGAAAGGGACATTTATGTGACTTTACTTCAACAGCATTTAGAAGAAGAAAAGGCAAAACAAGCGCAGCAGTAGAATGGAAACAGACACCTCCAAATCTCAATACGAACAAACTACTAATGATGAGGAGTTAGTCGAGGAGGAGATTGACCCAAGAATTTTAAAACTCTTGGGTCTGGAGGATGTTTTTGACTTTGAATATGGAGAATATAAAACTCTAATCAGAGAAAAATTAACTGAGCTTGATATGAAAGCAGCTCAGAAACCTGCTGATAAAAAAACATCAGAAAGTCAAGCAGTATTAATAGATGAATTTAAGAGAGTAAAAAGAAATAAAGGAAAGTTTAAGTTAAAATCAAAAGCAGTAAAAGCAGATAAGGTAGTTAATAAGTCAAAAACATCTAAAGCAAAACCAATTACAGATGCTTCTAAACTTTTACCAGGATCTGGTGGAGCAATACAACCATATAAAAAGATAAAATTAGAAGATCAACCTCAAGAGGAAAAAGAACAAGTCAAGGAATCTAAAGAAGATCTTTCCGATTTCTTCAAAAATTTACTTGATTCTCTTAAAGGAATTAAATCTGTTGTAGAAGATTTATTAAAGATTTTGGGGAAGCAGCTCGGATTAGATAAAAAGCGGGAAGAATCTCAACGAAGGCAAGGTGAATTGGGTCGGGCTAAACAAGAAGAGAAGGATTTAGAAAAAAAAGAAAAGGATACTGGATCTGGACTTCTTGAAAAAATAACAAAACCTTTCACAAGTATTTTTGATACTATTAGAAATTTCTTGTTGAATGTATTACTAGGATCTATTGTTGTTTGGTTGTTGAAAGTTATAAAGAATCCAATGATTCTATTGAAACCAATTCAAGGGTTGGTTGACGGAATTGTAGGATTCTTTAATACTGTTATAAAATTTATTGATTTTATGGTTGTTCAACCAGTGAGAAGTTTTATCGATACTATTAATGCTGCTTTAAAAGGATTCATTGATATTTTAAATAATGCTCTGAAAATGCTTCCTGGTTCTCCACAAATAGGAACGCCACAAGTTCCAAATATACCAGAACCTCCACAAATACAAAGTCCTGATATTACTGGTGAGAAAAAGCAACAACAACAATCACCACAAGGACCTCCAATTCAACTAAAATTCAACGCAGGATCAATTGCTCCGATCAAGCAAAGTGATAAGAAGCAAATGACCTTCGATGATAAAGTATCAAATGAAGGTGGTACTGTAAGATCTGATACGACTTCTTATGATATTTCTGGATTAGGTCCAGATAAACACTTAACTGCTTTATCTACTAATGAGTATGTCTTAAAGAAAGGAGCAGCTGATTATCTAGGTGGACCAGCATATCTTGATGGTATCAATAAGATGTTTGGTGGATCAACTAAAAGACAAGTTGCATCTATTGGTGATATTAAAATTCAAGCGGCAAATGAAGGTGGAAAGATAGGATTTGATCCGGATTTATACATTAAAGGATCTGAACAAAGAACAGTAAATGTTGGATCTGGGGCAGCTGCGAAAAGATATGCTGTTGCTTATAAGAGAGATGGATCATCTGGCAGATTTACAATCAAACAGATTAATAAAGTAGTTCAAGGTGCTGGATTAGGTGGACTTGCTATGATATTTGGTGCCAGAGATCAATTAACTGGCGTTAAACCAAGTAGCCCAGAGGGAAAAACAGTTATTAATTCCGCATCTCTTAATCAATGGCTGATGTCAAAAACATCATCTGCAAGCGGAAAATTAAAAATAGAAGTAGATCCGCAGGCAGATATCTATTGGGCATATAAGCAGGCATATTCAACTACTTACAATAAGTGGAGAAATGATGGGCAAAGTCACGAAGTAGCAAATCAATATGCTCGCAGAGCAGGTATGGAGTTTGCGATTGCCAGAAAGGGAGCATCTCAACTTCCTGGATCTAAAGAGGGATTGGATGCTTCATTGAAGCAAGTTGAAGTTGCTGGATCACCTTCATCAACAACAGAAACTACTTCCACTTCTGAATCTAAACCAAAATTTGCTAAAAGTTTTATAGAGGTTCTTGGAGATCCTGCTGAAGGTAGTCCGAGATTAAAACAAGAAAATACTGAAAAAAATTCAGCGACAGCATTCTTAGCCCCTCAACCAAAAGCAAACGCAAACGAACAAAAAACTAATGTAAAGATAGAAGGTGATTTAGCGAAGCCAGTTCTTGGAAAGAAGAATGAACCAGAAAAAACTACATCTACAATATCTTCCTCCGTATCTTCACCAGCATCAATTGCACCTTCAAATAAACCAAAGCAAGATATACCAAAACCACCATCAAATAAACCAACTATTACGGCACTACCATTACCATCCAAACCTCAAGTTCCGACAAATACAGGAGTTTCAAATCAAGCAGGAAAAAGTGTTCCTGGGTTTAGTTCATATAAGCAAGAAGAACCAACATTGGCAGTTGTTGCTTCAATTTACAATATGTGGGGAGGTTTATAAGAAATGTTCTTCTTAGCTCCTTTAGTTTTAAGAGCAGCTGCTGGAGTAGCTGCTAGAGGTGCTGCTACTGCGGTTGCTAGAGGATCAGCTGGTGCTGCTGTTAGGGGTGGAGGAGGTGCATTAGTAAGAGGAACTGCTGCTAGAGGTGTTGGTGGTGCGGCTGTTAGAGGTCTTGCAACATCTGTAGTAAGGTCTGCTGCATTTGGGTTAATTGGAAATAAAAATAAGGATAAAAAAATAACAACAAAAAAATTTATACCACAAAATAAAAAAGGTGGTGGAAAGGGGGGAGCATTAGTTTTAAGAAGATCTTCAGCAATAGTTAAAAGTTCATCAGGTGCTTTGGTTAAGACTGAAGATAAGAAACCAGGTAGAGCATTAGTTAAATCTACTAATATTCGTGATGAAATCTTACAGGAACTTGAAAGAATAAAAATTGATGTTGTTAAGATTAAGGAGATATCTACACAAAAACTTCTTAATCAAAAAGAAGAGAGTAGACTTAACTTTATAGAAGGTAGAAAGAAGAAAGCAGAGGAGCAAGAAAAAAGTTTAGAAGAAAAGAAAGATACTAAGAAAAAGAAAAAGTTAGGAATAACAGCGCCTAAAGTTGGTCTCTTTGATATGATCAGCAGATTCCTATTAAATGTCTTAATGGGAAGTTTGATCAGTATTCTTCTGAAGAATGGTCCAATGATTCTTCAGATGTTCAAAGACATCGGAAAAGGACTTACTAATACTTGGAATGTATTAAAACTTGGAATTATCACATTAACGACGGTATTTCCCAAGCAAGTTAAATTTATTGCAAAGTTAACTTCTAAAATTATTGGTCCTCCAGCAAAATTAATTGGCAAATTATTATTAAAAGCGGGAAGAATTGCTGGCAATCTATTCAAAAAAGCAGGTGGAGTAATTTTTAATATAATTAAAGGTCCCCTAAAATCTTTAGTCCAAAGAGTTGGTGGTGAAGCATTAGAGCAAGGTGTTAAGGGGGCTGCTAAGGGTGCTGCAAAGTTCGCTGGAAAAGCAGTAAGTGCCGCTAGTAATGCTTTAAAATCACCAGCAGTTGCTAGAATTGTAAAAAGACTTAAGTCATTTTCCAAAATTTTCAAGAGAGTTCCTGTTGTTGGTGCTCTGATTGGTATTGGTATTGATCTTGCGTTGGGTGAAAAACTTGATCGCGCTGTTGTTGGTGCTATAGGTGCTTCACTTGGTGCTGGTATTGGTGGCGCAATAGGACAGGGATTGATTCCGATTCCTGTTGTCGGAGCCGCTGTTGGTGGATTTGTCGGTGCTGGAATTGGAGAATGGGCTGGGAAGAAAATATATGAGAATTTAACAGGAAGAGTTGCTGAAGCAGATAAAGAAAATCCAATTGAAAGAAAGGCGTTCGGCGGATCGATTAATGTTAGAGGTGGTAGCAGCAGAACTCTTTCAAAATCATCATCAATTCAAAGAAAAACAACCACAACAGCAGCATTATCACAACAAACATTAAACAAGGCAAAAAATACTGTTCTTAAAGACGAACAAAGCGCAAAGAGATTTGCTAATTTATCATCCGCGTATGGAGCGATACCATTTGTGGGTGAAGCGATGAAACTCGGTTTGGATATTAGTTTGGGTGAAAGAGTTTCTAAGTCAAGAACTGATGCGATCGCAGAATCTATTGGTTCCACAATCGGTATGGCATTGAAGAATGAGGAGTTTTCTGTTCCTGGATTTAATAAGAGAATTATTGGAGAATTTAGTAAAAATTTAACCACTTGGGCAAAAAGGAAAATATTCATTAGTGTTAAGTCTCAAGAAAATCAATTTAAATCACTACAGGAAAAGAAAAGGGAAGCGGAAAAGTCTGGTGGTGATGGTGGCGATGGTGGTGGTGATGGTACTTCTACCCCCAGCAGTGGTGCATCTGAAGGTCAATGGGGTCCACTTCTTGATTTGATCGCCGGTAAAGAATCTGGTGGAAATTATGAAGCGATGTATCCTAGCACCACATTAAAGGGTGCTACTAAAATGACTATTGCCGAAGTTGCCAGAAGAGCAACTGGTGCCGTTGGAAAATATCAACAATTACCACAATATTTGATTAGTAGAGCAAAAGCAGCTGGGTTAAATCCTGACAAAGATCTTTTTAGTCCAAAAAACCAAGATCTAATCATTACTAAGGTTAATATAGAAGGTAACAGAGGTGGTAGAAGATGGTTGAAGGGTGAAATGAGTGATGAGCGGTTTATGCAGGGATTGTCGCAAGAATTTGCGTCATTACCAAACGCTCAAGGAAAATTTTATTATCCAGGTCAAAGAAGTTCAATGACCCCAGAAAAAATTAGATCAGCACTTGCTAAGGTTAAGGGAGGTGGAAATATTTCAGTAGATATTGCGTCAAAACCTGTTAAGAATGGTGGCAAAGGTGGTGGAAATGGGATAAAGTTCCATCAAATTCCATTCTTAGCAATGGGCGGAAATCACATAGTTACTTCTAGTATGGGACTTCGAAATTTTGCTCTGTCTCCTGGTATGCATATGGGTGTCGATATCGCTGGAAAACGAGGAGAACCATTACAAGCATTCACTGATGGTGTAGTTGAAGCAACGGGATATGATGGTGGTTATGGAAACTGGGTCAACTGGATTGATAATAAAGGGATTGGGCATTTTTATGCTCATATGGATAAAAAAGCATCTGTCAAAGCTGGACAGAAAATTAATAAAGGTACAATTTTAGGTCCTTTAGGAAATACAGGTAAATCCAGTGGACCTCACTTACACTGGGAAGCGGCAACGAATCCAAGAGATAATGGAATGCCTAAGAGTAATGTTCTTTCCAGATTCAATCCACTATCCAGATATAATAAAGAATCACCATTTGGAGGATCCATTCAACCAGATCCATCATCAGCATCTTCGGATATAGCATCTAGTTCTTCAGATTCTCAAGATTCTTCAAAACCAAAATTTGAGAAATCTTTCATCACAGTTCTCGGTGATCCAGCCGCTGGCAAAGGTGGTAGAGGTGGTGGAAATGGTATTGACTTGTGGGGAATTAGTCCAAGTAGAAACGCAAAATTAGGTAAAAATTCTGGATTTACTGATGTACCATCACACCATAGAAGTTATACTACTGAAGCTGGACTTCCAAGAGATTATGCTGTAGTTAAGAGCGGTGTTAATCCCGTTGCGAATCCATCTGCGGGTAGAGGTGAGAATGTAGTTGCTGGTGTATCAGGAAAAGTAACTTATGCGGGATTTGCTAGCGGTGCTGGTAATCACGTCGTAGTTTCTTCGGGCGGAAAGGAAATAATACGATTACTTCACTTAGATAAAATACTCGCAAGAACTGGTCAAAGTGTAAATCCATCAACGGTTATCGGAACTCAGGGAAATAGTGGAACTAAAGACATTCACGTTCACGTTGATGGATCTCAAGCAGTTCATACAAATTGGATTAAGGCGATGTTGGGTGGACAATATGAATCTAATCCATCTGCTGGATCTGGTGAATCTGGTGGAACTTCCCAACCTGGAGCACCAGAAGAAAAAAAACCAAAACTGGAATTTATTGAGGTAATTGGAGATCCTTCAGTAAATAAATCTATTACAGAAGATATAAGTCAGACACCATCATACAATAAATCTGGACAATCACTTATCCTTATGCAGGGATCTGGAGGAGGTTCAGTGGCACCAGTAAGATCTAAATCCAGAAGTGGAGCATCTGGTGGTATGATAGGTTCTGATTCTATGGTAAATAGTTATGGTATGGTCTCAAGACAAATTATCTCATCTTCATTGTATAAACTATAATGGCAAGTAACGAAGCCGCGTCGTCGGGCAATATAAGACAGTTTGAAATAAAATCAAAGGACATTAGTCAGATCGCTCCAGAGATTAAATACTATGAAAATGTCTTATCTAATACATTATCGGCTACTGCTTTAGTGGCAGAATCGGGTGCTTTAGAACCTGATAGGAAGGAAATGATTGGAGTTTTGGATGGACTCCCAATCAGGGGTGGTGAATTTGTAAAATTAGTTATTGAAGATAATCAATCTAAACCAAATAAACTTGATTTGGATTTGTATGTAAATCGTGTTGTCAACTCATCACCTAATACTTCAAAGGATGTTTATTTTCTAGATTTCTGCACTAAAGAATTTATTGCTAATGAACAATCAAGAGTTGTTACTAGATTTGAACAAAATATTTCAGAAGCAGTTAAGAAAATATTAACCGACCCTAAAGGACTACAAGTGAAGAAAAAGGTAGAAGTTGATGAAACAGCACTTCCATATAATTTTATAGGAAATGATAGAAAACCACTCTATGTTTGCACCTGGCTTGCTTCAAAAGCAGTTCCAAAATCTGCTGGCGGAATCAATGGTGCCGCTGGATATTTTATGTACGAAACAAGCGAGGCATTTAAATTTAAATCGATTGATGTTCTTATAAAACAAGAACCAAAAAAGAAATATGTTTATACAAATGCCACAAAAACACCAGATGGATATGATGGAAAAATTTTAAATGTTAAGATTGACAGAAATATAGATCTTCAACAAAATATGTCAATGGGAATGTATCATAATCGTAGCATTTTCTTTGATCTTTATGCAATGGATTATCAGGTAAGAACGTATACTTTAGAGAATGATCAAAAACCAAAGATTGAAATTGCTGCCGATAACATTTTATTTGTTGATAAAGAATTTACTAAACTTCCGACTAGATTTATGAATCATGTCTTAGATTTGGGAACACTACCCTCAGGAAAAGACGCAAAAGAGCAATTAAAAAATTGGAAAGCAAAGCCAGTTGATCCCAATTATGATGCTCCCAAGACAATGGTTCAATCAATTATGCGTTATAATCAGCTATATAGCATTAAGACTCATATTATGATTCCAGGAGATTTTAGTCTTCACGCTGGAGATATGATTGAATGTGATTTTCCCGACCTCGCAAAAATTGAAAATGTACAACCAAACAAACAGACTAAAGGAAAATATATGATCGCAAGTTTATGTCATAGAATTACTCCTAACGATTGCTTTACAAGTCTTACTCTCGTAAGAGATTCATTTTCAGGTAAGGTCAGTTAAATGGAAAACATCCAAAAACATATTGATCACGATAAAAGAATAATTGAAGATCCAATGGCATCTTCTCAGTCAAGAAGACATGCTGAAGAAGAATTGGAATCATTGGAGAGATATCAAGCATCTCACCCCGATGATAATCATGATCCATCCCCCCTTGAACTTTATTGTAACGACAACCCAGACGCATTAGAGTGTAGAATCTACGATGATTGAAGAACAGTTATTCCAAAAACACTTTGTAGGAAGAGATGGTTTTGTTTGGTGGATTGGTCAG